GTACCACCAGTTGAAATAAACCAAATGTCGCCTTTTAATATAGTTCCACCAACGCCACTACCGCCTGTAGAAGGAAATAAATTGCTCGAAGCATCATAATTTCCTCTGTCATCTAATAAACCAGTTACTAAGCTATCTGCATACGTTTTAACTGCTTTTTGTGAAGGATATAATGTATCTGAGTTTGCTGCAAAAGTACCGTCAATGCTTTTGTTTGAAGTGTTTTCAGGTGTGTAACCTAAAGCACTTGATACGCTCTTGTTTTCATACCTTGTAGTTCCTGAACTCCAAAATATACCTTGGTTGTGTGTTGGACTAGGAGCGTAAACATCATGGAGTTCGCCGATTTCATAACCATTGTTTATCTTACAATAAATTTTTCCATTGTTAACATGTGAATAAACTACGTAACCGATAATTACTCCATGATTTGGCGCCATTGGTCTTACATTTGTTATTCCACCTTCAACTGTTGGGCTTAAGTAAAGTATGTCCCCATCTGTCCACGTTTCACCTTGTAAACTACCAGTTGTATTTATATTTATTATTTCACCTATTACAACTATTAGTCCAGTTTGATTATTATCAATGTTTTCATACGCTATTCCGATAGTATCGGCACTATTAGCGTCATTATTGGCTAAGGCATAATCAACCGCAAGCCTTTGCCCTTGGGCTGTTTGAACTTTTAAAACTTTGTAGTTTGTAGCCAATAAGTTGTCACCTGTTTTATTTACTACAGTTAAAAATAAATTTTCAGGATATGAAGACCCACCACCTTCAGGCACATAATCTAAATTTAACCATGTATCAACTCCATTGCCTATTTTATAACGTGGCTGGTCTGTGCCTGTATAAAGTACATCAGTACTCAAAGCCATTTCACCTGCTAATAAAACAGGATTGTTAGCTGTCCAATTTGTTGATGTATCTCGTCTTAATTGTATCTGTGCTGTTATTGTACTCATGCTTGAATAATGCTATTTGTATAAGTTGTGTTTGATAGTCCCCCATCTATTGCGCTAACTTGAATTACCGTATAAGTTTCGCCACCTTTTAAAGTAGTTATTACATCACCATTCTGATTAATTATAGTTACTAAGTTAGATGTACCAACATTAACAATGCTTTGATTGAATGGGATTTGACATGTATCATAAGTGAAAGGCACTCGCAAGCTAATGTCAAAAAACTAATATTATCACTTAAAAGTTTCCATCCATAAATTGGTGAACTTACCTGAGCGATAATATCTAAACATATTTGCTGTATATCACTAAATAATTCTAATTCGTTTTTTTTGCCCTTTATTAGCCTATCTGCTACATAAATACGTATCGCATGAAGGTAAGCATTACCCTGAATTTGAGAAGGCTCATAATCAACCCACATTGCGGGATAATTAGTTGTGCCACTTGTTGCAAATTCTTGTATAGAACCATTACCAAAAGAGCTTATTTGATAATGAGCGTTAGCAATGTTATTTAGATTTTTTATTACTTGGTTTAGTGTTACCATTCAAATAAATTTTAAGTACTTCTATTTTATTAAATAGTTTGTAGCCTTTTTTTTTACCTTCTTCTTTTTTCAAATTTTTCTTCATAACTATAATATCTAGGTATTTTTCCTAAGTAAATTCCACAGTCATAAGAATAACCACGTGGATAAATAGTATCGAATCCGCTACCCGGGTTATCGTACAAAGGATAACTAGCTGCATTTTGAAATAAATAATCAATCATTCTTTGTGTGTGGTATTGAGCTTTATCAGTAACTAGATTCATAAATTGATCTAACTCATTAAAGTCAACACCTGAACTATTATCTGAATTCTTTCTTACAATATTCTTGTTAGTCACTTTATAAGTTAAGAAAGGAGCAGCCTCAACCATAGCCCACCATTTCAAGGAGGGGATAATATAACTATTAAGCAATGTTTGATTTAATGCCGTCAAGGTGTTAGTATCAATTTGATTGATTATTTCGTCATAGATCCCCGATCCAATGTAATTACGGATGTGTATTTTTTGAGCCTCTTCAATCGCTATACGAATGTATTTTTCATCAACGTTTGGATCGATGAATGTGTAATCTTTTACGTATGTAGCTGTTAAGAATAATATAGTTGCCATTATTATTTATTTTTTTTTCTAACTAGATTTTGAACCCAAATGTGCCGACAGTAAGGAGTTGTAACATCTCCGCCTTTTCGTGTCCACCAACCTCCTCGATAACGCCAAACATCATAACCAACTATTTTACTAATATTTTCGATTTGTGGTCTAGTAAATATTTTGTTTTGATTAATTAGTTTAACACAAAATTCTCGGCTAGTTTTTAAAAGTTCATCTTTTAACTCTGGTCTTTTTTCATAAGTGTACATGATGCGTAAAGATTCAACATTACTTCCCTGTTCATCTAGTACACTTTTAGCTTCTTTACTTGGCTTTCTTACCTCTGTCTTTTGATCTCCGCTTGTTTTTTCACTTACTTCAATAGCTCCATCTTCAATAAGCCTTTCCATTACAGCATCTATTTTTTTTCTGTTAACTTTTAAAGCCTTTGCAATTTCTTCATTTGGTAATAATGGATCTTTTTCTAATAAAGCTAAAACGTTTCTGTAAATTGCTTTTACTTCAAAATCTAAAATGTCAAAATTATAATTTTTGATTTCACTCATGAATACTTTTTTTTCATCTAGATCACCGTACATAAAACGTTTGTCTAGAATCTCATATTCATCGAAGTTCTCGCCATTATCGCTAAACACTTGTATGATACTATCTAACTCACTATCATTTGAAAAGCATTCGCATTTATGTTCGTCAAAACGATGTATTGCGCTACTCACTATTTGTTTAGGCTTTTCTTCTAATGGAGGTAAACCGTACATCTCTCTCACTTCGTTTGGAGTCATTACCTTTATTTTTTCTTCAATAGGTAACTGTTCTTCTAGTGGGTCAAGCTCTTTTAAATAGATACGATTTGAAAACCCTTTTATTTTAAGTAAATAGTTAAAATCTTTCTCAATCTCTCTTTGATTTGGTATTATATAAGTATTCTTGTAAAGCTCATAAGCATCGTTTAATTGATCTTTAGTGCCTAACTCACCGGGCGTTTTAATACCTACTAACATAGGGTTAGGGATATGGTGACCTATAATAAGTTCTTGAATAACTTGATCATTTAATCCGTTTAACTGTTCATCTACATTCTGAGGGGTTAAATGTTCTATACTTGGCGCTGAGTCTTTGCTCATTGAAAAATTAATCAATAAGCTGTTAGCCCTGTCAGTGCCTGTAAATTTTTCCTTTAGTTTAGCTTCAATTATTTCTTTTTCTTCGTCCGTTGGTCTACCATTTGCGAAGTTTAATATAGTGCCTGAATTAAAGCCACTTTTAATCGCATTTAAACGATAATTAGACAGCTCTACGTCTACTTCAGCATATACAGCACTAGCAACGTAATCGGGTAGCGGATAAGCCTCTAAATCGGGTCTGTATTCTTTTGAAACAAATATCTGTCTGCCATTTGGTTTTTCAGTATCAAACAAAGGGATATACTCAAGATCAGTTTCTTCAGGTGACTGTTTTTGTTTACTCCAATCTTTTGAATACCAGTAACCATCGGCATCTTTTGCCTTTCTTAAATTGTTGTAAGGAAAATGCAATAAATCAAATGATGTTCCCGCTTTGTTCCAAATTACCTCTAAATAGTAACCTCCGAATAATTTTTTATCTAAAACACATTTTCTAACAATGTCTTTTAATGTATCAAAGTTTGCGTTCTCTTTATTAATGAAGTCATTTGCTAAAGCAATATCCTGCAAACTTAACCCATCAGAATCAAAGCCAACACCAGCCCCACAAATATATAGAACCTTACCATTAATAAAGGCATTATGTTTTGAGCTACGATTGAATAAATAAAGTAAATAGGCGGGATAATTATTATAATAACCACCTTCTTTTTCAGCTCCATAAATTACCCAGTCTTTGCTTTTTTCTTCTTTAAAAGTGGGTGTTTTATGACTTTGCAGCTTTAAGTTTATTACTTCGTATAATTTATTCTCCATAAGTTTTGTATTGTTTTGGCTCTGCATCATATTCATTATAAACGGGCTTTGTGCCTTCGACTTTAATCATTCCTATTTCTAATAATGATGTTGTGTTTTCTATATTTAAATTAGTTGAGCTTGTTTGTTCGTAAATAGCATATTCGTAAAACCCAGTTTCAGACAAAGATACTACACCGCTAGTCAAGTTAACAGTTCCTGTGGTTTCTGTTATCAAAAATTTATTGTAACGTGTTGGGAACCCTGAAATATCAGCTGCAATAAAGTTTATCGGATTTAATTCTACTTGATGCTTAAAGCTAAATAAATAGTAAGGATTCGCCAATGTTACCTTTTCAGTTAAGGTAAATATGATAAAATTATTCTGTCCTTTTTGAATTATTTGCATAATATTAAAGTACCCATTTATAAAAGTATTACAAAAAATAAAAGGGGAACTAATGTTCCCCTTCTACTAACAAATAAAAAATAGACTTATAAAAGACCAGCAATTATGCCTCATCAGCATCTTGAACGATAACCATTAACCTGTTTTGGGTTAATAAACGAACGATGTTTCTATTTTTTGCGGTCATCTTATATACGCTAAACGTTACTGTTTGTGCGTAAAAAGTTGTGCCGTTTTCAATCGAAATAGTTGCATCTTCTGTAAATTGACCGTCTTCAAGTTCTAATTCTACGCTCCAAAATTTCTTGCCAGCAGCCATTGTAATTGCTGTAACAGTGCCACTAGATGAGGTAATTGAAGCCACGTTTGCGAATTCGGTTAAATATATTTTCTTTATCCCGCCGCTACCTTGGCGACAGTCTAAAACTATTGATTCGATAATGTTGCAAGGCATTATTTATAAATTTTAAAAGGGAGTTTTTACACTCCCTTAGTTAATATTAAACGTTTGTATATTGAACAACGTGGTCAATGAATTTCACTGATACCCCAGCTCTAAATGCGCCAAATAATCTCCACACTCTGTCATCTTTTGAATACCATGCCTCGATATTCTCTAAATCAGATTGTAAGTCTGTTCCGAATACTAAGTTGCTAGCGTAAGTTGCGATAATACGGTTTCTTACTGCTGTTGGCACTGAACCTGTATCAACGGTGGCATCACTCAAGCCCGGAACGGCAATAACCTTCATATTAGTTCCCGGGTACATCATTTCCCAATTATTCCACACGTTATCTGTGTTATATTGAGAACCATAAATTCCGTAAGTTGAAGTAATCTTAGCTGCTAAAGTTCTGAATGTATCTAAGCCACAGAAAGCAACTACAGGTTCGTTTACTAATGCTGCTGCTGGTACTTTTGCGTAAACATCATCAAAGATAGTTAAAACGTTAGTTGCGTTTAAAGTAGATGGAGTTGCTGCAACTGCTGTGCCCGCTGTATCGATAGTAGCAAGCCAGCCATTCATTTGTTTTAATACTGTTGAGTTGGTATAAGTTGTTTTACCAGCACAAATCATGTTTTCAACGTTACGAGCTACTTGCGCTAATTTTCTATCAATGATAGTTTGTGCAATAGTTAATGAGTCATTGTTTGCTCCAGCTGGTAAATACTTTTGAGTAAAGTAAGTGTTTAAGTCTTTTAAACAGAATTGCTCTGCAAAGTTAATTCCAACAGTTGCAATGTTGATCTGTGAAAAAGTTGTTGTACCGCTTGAAGTGAATGAACAAGCTTCAGCTTGAAAAGGTACAGTTGATTCAATCACAGGGATTTTTTCTGAAGATTTAATTCCTGTACGAATATCAACTCCTTTTCCTAATGTTACACCACCTAAGATTGCTTTGGTGATTAGATCCGCTCTGTTTTCTTCTACATAAGCGGTCATTGCGTCAAATGAAAATGCCATGTTATGTTTTTTGTTTTATTGATTAATAATTAAATGCTTTTTTTCTGAACTCTTCTAAGCTCGTTAAGCTGTTTTGTTTTTTAAAGTTTTCTTTTGATTCTGATTTTGGAGCTACACTAGGAGCGTCTGCAATTTTTTCAATAAGAGAAAACAAACTTCTATTTAATTCGTTTTGCTTATTGATTGTCGAAGTTGCAGCTTCTAAAGATTGATTTGCAATACCTAAAGCTTCTTCTAATTTTGAAATGCGATCTGATAACTCAGTAAATTTAGCTTCAAATTGTTCGTTGCTTTCGTTTGCCATTTCTTCCATTACTGGTTCTTCTTCTACTTCTACTGGCTCAATCCCTTTAACAACTCCATTTTCAACATAAAGTTTAGTT